AGTTTAGTCATAATTTGTATCAATGATTTACTCTTGAATAAATGAGCTTCATCACCTATAATGACACCATACTCCTCAAAGAATGAACGTTCTAGTTTATATACAGATTGCCAAGTCGTAATTGTAACTGGATATTCATTTGTTCTTTCTCTTCCCGAATAAATTCGGTGGCAATATGTCTCAGCATCCCAACCATAATCCTGAAAATCTTTATACATTTGCTCTACCAAGCTTGTCGTGGGAACAACTAAAAGTATTTTTTCGTTCCTATCAACATAGTATCTCACTAACGAATAAATCATCAGAGATTTGCCTGATGCAGTGGGACTTATTAATAGCTTTCGATTATGTCTTAGAGCATCGTATACTCCCTCTACTTGATAGGAACGAGGAGTATGAACGCAAATAGATTGCATATAATCTTTGACACCTTCTAAAGATATCCCTTCATTAATCTCAAAAGGTTGTCCATAAAATTTATTTTCTTCAAATTCATAAGTATAATTATATTGATTACAAAAAGAAACAATTTTATCCAACAACCCAACATAGATTTGCTTGGATCTCATATCATATAAATGAATTTCTCCATTCCAATTTCTACCACGATATTGTGGCATAAACTTTGCATTTGGGACATCAAATTTAAAGTGATCTCTTAACTCATATTCAATATGAGGTTCTGTTTTAATCTTAAGAAATACTTCGTTTGATTTTGATATTATAAGATTTGCCGTTTTATCACTCACACATCTTCATTCATCTATGAATATTTATTTACCCTAGTCCAGCATTAAATCTCATAAATTCAATTGAGTTTTTAATTTGATATGTTCTGTTTTGTATCATTTTAAGAATGCTTTCAATATAAGTAAGCATTGTATCATAGTAATCTATTTTTAAGCACACAGATGAAAGTTTTTCATCCGCATCAAGATACTTTTGCATAGTATCTTTATCACGAATCTTTTTGGGAAAGGGATTTTCTACATAAACTTCTGGATCAGATTTTCCCGAATAATATTCATAACGTTCGTGTCGAATATTTCTTTTTTGTTGCTCTGCTTTTTTTCTTAAAAGGAAAATTGTATTATATAAATCAAAATATTTTGCGTGAAGAACCGGAATATTTAAAGATTCCGTGTGTAAATTGTCCGGATCTATTTTTGAATCTTTTTCCCACATTTCTTGAATTTTATCAAGATCAATGCTCATAGTGGATTTCCACTTAAATCTGTTATATTGTAGATAGTATACTTGAATGTAACTTCAGCTGTCAAGTATTGAATGTCATCTTCTGTAGCATCGAATTGTAAGGTTGAAAGTGCATAAGGCCAGAGATCACTAAATTTAACTTTAAAATTTGGATTTTCTTTACTAGTTAAAACTTGCAAAGTTCCATCAGAATACAAATTCATTTGAGATTTGTTGGGTTGCTCAAATTCTGGATTTGAATTTTGAAAATTATAAATTTCTTGAAGACTTTCTGGATACCCTAGTCCTCTTATCCAATTATGAATTTCCATGTAATTTTCAAGATTTTCATCAACTAAAAATCTTAAAACCAAATCATCAAATGCAATTTTATCACCTGGAGTATCAATATCTTTTAAATAATTTGTTTGTACAGCAACTCCAAGAGTCATTCCTGGAATATTTGCACTATTTCCAAAAAATGCTACTTTAGGTGCTCTATTTAAAGAAAATTTAAATCCTACTGGAGATAGAAAATTTCTATTCTGGATTTGCTTATCAATTGGATTTCCAGTCATTTTTTTAAATATTTAGATAAAAAAAGGGTGCCTTTCGGCACCCTCGAACTTTAGGTGAAATAAATCACATCAAGTTTTTAACTGCAACACGTCTGTAGTAACGGTTTGCATTGAGGTTAAGAGCTCCAAGTCCCTGATAGGTTCCCTCAGCAAATGGGTTAGCAACAAGACCATAACGAGTCTTGAAGCCAATCTTGGGCTGGAAGCTGTTCTCACCAACGGCACGAACCATCTGGAGAGGAACGTATGGGCAGTAAAAGAGACCAGCATCATAAGGTGAAGAACCTTTATAACCGATAACATAATACTGATTGCCTGGTGTTGCGTTAGCTGAAGTCAGGTTAGCAGCATATGGGTCGATATAAACACGGAATTTGCCCATCAGAGTACCGGCAAATGTATTGCCAGTGTCATCAACGGAAAGATTCGCATTAAGTGCAGGGGTGTAGTCAAGAACACCAGCCATGGTCAGTGCTGAAGCAACGTCAGCAGAGCAGATAATGGTGTTACCCTTTCCACGACGAGTTCTTTGAGCGATTGCGTTAGCATCTCTTTCAATCTGGAAGAGTAGACCCTTGAACTTCTCAACACTCCAACGTCCGTTTGAATCGACATCAAGGTCGAAGATTCCAGGAGTTGCAACGTTTTGAACAGCACCTTGCTCAGCAACCTTGTAGATGGTTCTGATAACTTCACGGTTAATTTCAGCAAGAATCTCAGTTGAGAGAATGTTTGCTAATTCTGCTTCAGCATTCAGACCGTGAATTGCCTTAAGGTCTTGTGCAAGCTCAAGTGAATACTCGGCTTTCAGAGCACGTGACTTTGCAGTAACGGTAACTTTCTCGATTGAGAAAGCCATTTCTGCGAAATTGTTGCCGGCAGTGCCATCGCCAAGTGCCTCAGAATCACCGGTTGCCATTCCTTGACCAACATTATATGGTGAAGGATTGGTAGTGGCAGTGCCAACTGGATTAAGAACAGAAGGATTAGTTCCGCTTTGTGCAGTTGTACCAAAACCAACAGCACCATCACTAAATCCTGCAGTGAGGTCGCGAGCTTGGTTTTCTCCAGAAAATGCCGAATCAACTTCATTGAAGAAGGCTTCGGTGCCACTCTGGTTGGTGTAACGTGAACGCATTGCAAAAATGAGTCCAGTAGGACCACTCATTGGTTGAACACCACAGATGTCGTATGCAATGAGGTTAGGCATTGAACGACGAATGAGACTAATCAGAACTGGGTCAAAACCTGCAGTAGGACCAGCAGCTGTTGCACCACCAGTGAATCCACCAGTACCAGCTGAGTTTGTTGGTGATGCTTCAGTTAAGAATGCACCTGAGGTTTCGAAAGCTGATTGCTCTCTTAAGAATTTTTCTTGGTTTTCGAGCAGGACAGCGGTTACCGCTCTACGATGAGAATCTTTGATTGAATCAAGACCCTGATAGTCGAGAATAGGAGCCCACTTTTCCTGCAATTGCTCGGATTGGAACATTTGCGTTTACCTTTTTAAGTGAATGATTGGGTTTGAATTATATTAAATTCAATTATTTGCTAAAGGATGAAAGAGTCTTCAGATAAGCAGACATTGATCCAGAATATGATTCTGGTGCAGAATCTACTCCTTCAGATAAATTTTCGGTCTTAGCACGTGGAGATACGTTTCTTGAAGGAAAATATGATTCCCTTAAGGTCTCCAACTTTTCACGATATTCTTCTTCACTTTCAAACTCAACACTTTCGGCAAGTGAAGCGAGCTTGTCTTTCTGAGTTGCTGCTAAGCCCTCAGAAACTTGGTCAAAGATTCCATCAGCAACCGACTCTGCAAGACGTTTGTTGAGGAAAATATTTTTTTCGATCTGCTCGTTGAGTTTTGTCTCCATGTCATCAAGTTTTTCTACCATGCTCTCAAGAACATCATATTTATCTTCAGGAATTGATACATAATGTGCTTCAAAAAGATCCTTCATTCCCGAAAGGAATGATTCGGTCATTTCGGTCTTAAGACCGTTTTCAATGACAAGTGAATTTTCTTGCATCCACTCATCGGCAACATATTCAAGGTAAGCATCAACACGTTCGTTAAGAGTTGATTTAATTTCTTCAATTTCTTCGGCAAGAGCAACAGCATACTCTTCCTCAAGTGCTTCTTTAAGTTCACCAACTTTTGATCTTAAAGCAGCTTCAAAAATTGTACGTGCTTTTTCTTGGAACTCTTCAGAAAGTTCCTCACCGGCAAGAAGAGCATTGACATCTTCTTCGATGTCAAAAGATTCTTCCATTTCTTCTTCTTCTTCTTCCTCTTCTTCTTTCTTACCTTTTTTCTTATTATCTTCCTCTTCCTCCTCCTCTTTATGCTTTGCTTCTGAAACTACTTCTTCATCTTCAAGTTCTTCTTCGTCAATTAAATCTTCATTTTCTAAATCTTCATCTTCTTTCATTGAATGCATTGCATCAGCAGACTTAGCTCCCTTATTAACAACATCCTTGACTTGCTTAAGGGTTGAACCTGGAGTCTTCAATTTTGCTGAGTCATCATCTGGACGATAGTTAGAAGGATCTGGGCCACCAAGATCTTCCCACCCTCCGGTTTGTCCTGGTGTTGTTCCAGAAAGATTTTGCATCGCATCTGCTGCCTTAGCATTTGCATTAACAGCAGTTTTGGATTGCTTAGTGCCTACTTCCATTTCTTGTAAATCTCCACGAGACATTTGAACTCTCCGATTAACCTTAGTAATTTAATCTATATTTATTTATAAATTAATAATTTACAATGAATTAAGAAACTCATTAAATAATGATAATTTATGTTGCTCAAGAATACCTTTGTCAATGAAGGTATTTATTTTCTTTTTAGTGTTTTCTGCTATTTTTTCTTTTAAAACTCCACCGTCCCAAATCCATTCCTTTCCCTCCATGATTCCTTGCACAAAAGCATCGGGTGCAGAAGGATCTGCTACGATATCAGCGGCAGTTGCAAGCATAAAGTCTTCACCAACTTCTTTATATCCCTCACGAGTCTCTCTTAATGAACCAATACCACGAGAAGAAACTCCAAGACATACTCCCTCTTTTAAAAGTGACTCTGCAATTTTTCCCATAGGAGTTGATAAAATTTGTGCCTTACCAATAAAGTTATTTCCATCACGATAAAGTTCTGTAATTTTATGTGAAACTCTATCCAAATTTACTGTCGGCCCATCTGGATGACCAAGTTCACCTAAAGCACGACCTTTATCTACATACTGCTCAGTATAACGTTTTACTTCTCTTTCCATCACAGGCATACGATATACTCTACCATTTCGGTTTACTTGCTCTGCCTGAAGAAAAATTCCTTTAATGAAAAGATTTTTCTTTCCGTTGACAGTTTCAATAAGAACTTCTACTGATTCAATCTCTTCAGTGATGAGTTTCATTAGGCGTCTCCTGCAATTTGAACTTGTTGGTAATAAAGAGTTCCGGAACCTGCACCATATGCAGAAACTTTATTTGAAATTGATACTGTTGCATCGGAAGAAGCAAATGCTGTGCTAATTCCACTCGAATCGTAAGTCAAAGTCATTCTTGTTTGATGATACCCGTTTACACCTGCTGTCGTATCTACATCAAAAACTTCTGCGTGGTTAAAATCATAATAAGATTGACCACTTACCGATAAAGTAACGTAGTCTCCAACACCGAACGGACACTGAGTTCCTTCTGGAAAAATTACAGTTGTCATTGCTCCTGTTGTAATACCAACAACACGATTTGATGCTTTAGTAAGTGCAAGTGTTGCAACTCCTCCTGACGGAACAAAGTAATCTGCAGAAGTTGCTGAAGGATTACCACCAATAGAAATATGAACTGCTCCACCAACAGCAACAACTCTCAGTACACTTGATTGAACTGAAAATGCTGATGATGTTGATGCAGTTCCGACAGTGAATGCAAATGAGGATCCAGCCCCAACTGGTCTATGAGCCATTATTTTAATAATACACTTTTAGTTATTTATTGTTTATCTTTGTTCAATCCAGTTTAAAACTGCAAGTGCTGCTTTGTTAGTGTTAGGACTTGCACAAGCAAGAGTATAAGTATCACTGATTGTTCCAATACCACTTCTACCTATCTGTAGTGCTGCTTTATCATCAATATTAATCAATGCTGCCCCACCACCAACAATAAATCCATTTAACAAAGTAGTTCCACCAGTCGTTGCAGTTTCGGTAATATTATATTGCATAAAAGAGTTTGGGTCTGGATGGTCTACCCAAGTTCCACCTGTATTTGTTGCATTCTCAATAAGTTTCCAATACACATTAGTATTATCATTCGTTGCTGCTTGTAATGATCTCAAAAGCATCACCGCAGATAATTCATCAGACTTTAAACGAATACTTACAATTGGATAAAATGTATTTGCGACTGGCATCGTTGTTCCTGTAATTGGATTTGCGATACTCTCAAGAGTTCCAAGTTTTTCTGGTTCTCCTTCTTGAATAAGAGAATTGGAAC